TCCTGTTCAAGTACAAGTTCCGTGCATGGAAATGTATGGTGAATCTTGCCCAATTCTTACCGAAGTTCGTCCGTGGTTTAAAGATCCTACTCTTGAAGATCTAGGACGCAAGTATTGGAAAAAGCGTAGTTACCTCTTCCAAGGATTTGTATCTGACAATCCGATCAAAGAAGATACTACGCCGGATAATCCGATTCGACGTTTTATCATCGGTCCTCAAATCTTCCAGCTTATTAAAGCAGCACTTATGGATCCTGACATGGAAGAACTACCAACAGATTACACTGCTGGTGTTGACTTCCGTCTTAACAAAGGGTCTAAAGGTGGCTATGCAGACTATGGTGCAAGTAACTGGGCTCGTCGTGACCGTCCGTTGTCGGATTCGGAAATGAAAGCAATTAACGAGTTTGGACTGTATAACCTCGGTGACTTCCTTCCTAAGAAGCCCACAGATGTTGAGCTTAAAGTCATTAAAGAAATGTTTGAAGCTTCAGTTGACGGTGAAGCATACGATGCAGATCGTTGGAGCCAATATTTCCGTCCTAGCGGCATGGCAGCTCGTACTGGAGATCCTGTTGCATCGTCTAAAACCATTGTAAATGACGAAGATGATGACATTGGTTTTAAATCAAATGAAGAAGCAGCTAGAGCCGCAGCATCTGTGTCTAAACCTGCACCTGTAACTAATACAGCATCTACTGGCGCACAAGATATTCTTGCAAAGATTCGTGCTCGTCAGAACGGGTAAAAACAATATTATAGGCGTGTTCAAAGCACGCCTATAACCGTTATTGCTTTTTATATTAGGAGATAAACAAATGGCAAAAATTAACAAGCTAGTTAAAGTAAATGATAACATCTCTGTTAACCGTTACGATAACGGATGGATGGTAGAAATCAACGGTCGTGATAAAAAAGATGACTGGAAATCAGTAAAAGTGATGTGTGCGTCAGAAGACGAACTGTTTGCACTCATTAAAGAATACAATGGAATGGAGCTCGAATAAGCATGGCAACAAAGGCATTTGATCCAAGCAAATTCCGAAACTCGCTAACAAAGAGTATCAAAGGAATGAGTGCAGGGTTCCACGACCCAACTGATTGGATCAGCACTGGTAACTATGCTCTTAATTACTTGCTTAGTGGCGACTTTAAAAAAGGTATTCCGTTGGGCAAAGTAAGTGTGTTTGCTGGAGAATCAGGCGCAGGTAAATCTTATATTGTGTCTGGTAACATTGTAAAACATGCACAAGAACAAGGTATTTTTGTTGTTCTTATTGATACTGAAAACGCTCTTGACGAAACTTGGTTACAAGCACTAGGTGTTGACACTAACGAAGACAGATTGCTTAAACTTAACATGGCAATGATCGATGACGTTGCTAAAACTATCTCAACATTTATGGACGATTACCGTAGCATGAATGAAGCAGATCGTCCTAAGGTATTGTTTGTTATTGACAGTCTTGGTATGCTTATGACTCCTACCGAAGTTAACCAGTTTGAAGCAGGTGACATGAAGGGTGACATGGGTCGTAAGGCTAAAGCACTTAAAGCACTTGTGACTAACTGTGTTAACATGTTTGGTTCATACAACGTAGGTATGGTTGTTACTAATCACACTTATGCATCTCAAGATATGTTTGATCCTGATGATAAAATTTCAGGAGGTTCGGGTTTTGTGTATGCATCGTCAATGGTAGTAGCAATGAAGAAGTTGAAGCTTAAAGAAGACGAAGATGGCAACAAAACATCTGAAGTAAACGGCATTCGTGCTGCATGTAAAGTGATGAAAACACGTTATGCAAAACCGTTTGAAGGTGTACAAGTAAAAATTCCATATGAAACTGGCATGGATCCTTACAGTGGATTGTTTGACATGTTTGAAAAATGGGGTGTTCTTGAAAAGCAAGGAAACCGTTACAAGTACGTCGATATCGAGGGTGTTGAAACTTTAGAGTATCGTAAAAACTGGACAGGAGAACTACTCGAAATGGTGATGTCCGATTTGCCCAATAAAACGCAAGTTGAGGTAAATATCGAGAACACAAACGAAGAAGTTGTGGATACCATTGAGGAGTAATTGTAATGGACGAAAGCCAGATTGCAGACATTTGGAATCTTTTTAAAGAGTACTTGGACAAAAAACATGTCGAACTAGCAGCAGAAAAGTTTGTTGACTTGCTAGCAGATTATGGTGTAGACGATATTACATTTAAAGAAGTATCGGGTACAGACAAATATCTCGATAATGCTATCAATTATTATTTAGATTTAGATTCTGAGTATAACGACGAAGAGGACGACTAATGGGATGGTATAGTAGAGTATCAAGAGATATCTCTCAAATTCCGGAAGCAATACAATACTTTCAAGACGAACTTGTGTCAGCTCGTAACGAAGTACAAATTAGCGGCAGCATTGAAAAAGCTGCCGCTAATATGCCTGGTATCGTAGAACACCGATTTAATCAACTGCAAGAGTTAGAAGCTATTCTTGAGTATTTGAATATCGAATTGCGCAGATTACGCAGCGGCTTTTTTAAAAAATATCTTGAAAATTATCAACGTGCATTAAGCAGTCGCGATGTTGAAAAATATGTAGACGGCGAAGCAGATGTAGTTGACTATGAAAAAATTATTAATGAATTTGCATTGGTACGCAATAAATGGCTAGGCGTTCTTAAAGCATTAGATCAAAAACAATGGCAATTAACCAACATCGTAAAGTTACGAGTTGCCGGTATGGAGGACGCTTCGATATGAAAAAAGTTTACGACTATTGGATGCCAGACACTGACAGCCATTTTGAAAGACTGATTGCTAAACGTGTTAAAAACGGCGGACCTCCTGAATATCAAGATGATGTTAGAGACGAAGCATACAAGTATGTAACTGATTTTAATATAGTAGTCGATGTGGGCGCCAATGTCGGACTATGGTCACGACCTTTAACAAAAGTGTTTAATCACGTTATTGCGTTTGAGCCATTGGAGCAAGTATATAGCTGTTTAGAGCGTAATGTTGAAGGTCTAAACATTGAAATACACAAACATGCGCTGGGCAACATAACCAATAAAGTAGAAATGATTTACGATGCAGAAAACACTGGTAGTAGTTATGTTAGCGAAACAGGCTATGGGTCTATCGATATAAAACGTTTAGATGACTTAAATTTACCCAAGTTTGGCCTTCTTAAAATTGATTGCGAACGATACGAATTAGAAGTATTAAAAGGCGGCATTGAAACTATTTTAAAATACAAACCTGTTATTATTGTTGAGCAGCATCCTGATACAGAGTATTGTGCAGGCACTTATTTAAAAAGCCATGGCGCAAAAGAAATTACCAATGTCAGAAAAGACTACATATTCAGTTGGTAACTATTAAATAACTTTATGAAAACAATAGTATTAGTAACTGGAGGATTTGATCCTATTCACAGTGGACACATTGCCTACTTTAATGAAGCCAAAAAACTTGGCGATGAATTGTGGGTTGGTGTAAACAGCGACAACTGGCTTGTTAATAAAAAAGGCAGGCCGTTTATGTCATTTAACGAACGTACTACAATAGTTAAAAATCTACACATGGTAGATAATGTTATTGGTTTTGAAGACGACGAAATAGGCAGCAGTAATAAATGTATCGAATACATTCTAAATACCGTACCTGACGCTAACTTAATTGTTGCAAACGGCGGCGACCGAAATGCTGGAAATATACCCGAAGTTATTAAATATGGATCGCATCCCAGAGTAGAGTTTGCTTGGGCTATTGGCGGCGATGATAAAAAAAATTCAAGCAGTTGGATTTTAAAAAATTGGGAAAAGCCTAAGACTGAAAGATTTTGGGGATCTTACAAAGTACTTGATAGCAACGGCGAATGGCAAGTAAAAGAATTAAGTTTTCAAAAAGGAAAAGCGTTAAGCGATCAACGACATTTTAAACGGTCCGAACACTGGCATGTTGTTAGCGGAGTAATTGTAATGGTACTCGAAGACAGAGAAGGTAGAAAAACGCAAAGAACTCTAATCCCAGGAGATAGTATAGACATACCGACTGCATACTGGCACAAGGCTATAAATATCGGAAACGAAACTGCCAAAGTAATTGAAGTGTGGCTAGGTAAAGAATTAACGGAGAATGACATTGAACGACGAGATTAAACCATTAAAGATCTATATTGGATGGGATAGTAGAGAAGACATTGCATACCAAGTTGCAAAGTTAAGTATTGAACAACATGCATCGGTGCCCGTTGAAATAATTCCGATAGAACAACGGAAACTTAGAAAACAAGGCGTTTACACTCGTCCAGTTGACAAACTTGCAAGCACAGAGTTTACGTTTACAAGATTTCTTATTCCGTATCTCAATAACTACACAGGCTGGGCACTGTTTATAGATTGCGACTTTTTAGCAGTTGCAGACATAAAAGATTTATTTGATCAAATCGACAACAATTATGCTATCATGTGTGCTCAACATAACTATATACCAAAAGAAGTTACAAAAATGGACGGGCAGCGACAAACGTTGTATCCAAGAAAAAACTGGTCAAGTATGATGTTAATCAACTGCGAACATCCTAGTAATAAGTTATTGACTCCTACACTTGTTAATAACGAGGCAAAGACGGGTGCGTATTTTCACAGATTTAGTTGGGTGCATGACAAACATATAGGCAAGATAAGCCACGAATGGAACTGGTTAGTA